ATTCAATAGAATAATAATGCACAAGAAGTACATAGCATTGGCATTTGCATATCTTTGCGCGACTTCATCTCTAGCTGACTGGAATGTCACTGCTAGAGATCATCTTCGCGCCTACATGTATGATAATGTCGTGATAGCAGCACCAGCAGTATTCGAGTTTGACGTTCAAACCGTCTACGCGCCAAACACTCTCAAATTACCAGATGGACGATTAGTGTATAAAAGCACGGCACACGTTCAAATTAGCTGTGTAGAAAGAAAAACTCGAGTTCTTTCAGATGACACAATTGGAATGGATGGGAAGCCGCTTCGCGATAAAGCCAACCAGTTCGTGAGCGAATTCTACACACCTACGCCAGGTTCTGTATCTTGGTTAGCAATGAATGATCTGTGCGGCGTTGAATACATCGAGAACGACAGAACGTAAATACGTGATCCTATTTTAGAGACACATTATGAACGTTCAAGCATTCAAATTGGTTAATGGTCAAGAGATCGTCGCTGTCCTTGAGAAGACACAATACAACAATGTGACTATGGCAAATCCTTCAGGATATACGCTACGTAAGCCACATATTCTCCAACTCCAACAGGATGGACGCGGACACATTGGGATGGTGTTTATTCCATGGACATTGGCGAATCCTGATCTGCCAGAAATCTTTCTCCCTGCAGAGCATGTCATGTTCTCCTTCTCTCCTGCTGAAGAAGTTGAGAGACAGTATCTGTCCCAGACAAGCGGGATTGATCTTTCTGGAACAGTTTAAGAAAGTTTACGTCCTGTACATATCATAGTAAAATACTCTATATGCAGAAAGTGTCTTCCCGTTTTGCTTGGTCATATGTGACTCCGTCTTCTGGTGGCATCGTAGTAACATTGACGTGTAAAGCCGCTGATTCCAATGTGAAGAACAAAAGGTCGGCAAAAGCGGGCGAGACACACACCTTCACACCATTTCATTTACATGATGACGTTCGTCGAATTGAGGATCACATGTTGTCCTTGACAGACGATCAGCTAGATTCGTGTTTTCCGAGAGAACACACCAAAAAGGCGAAAGATGGCGGAGATAAAGCGAGTTCCTGACGGACATAAACCTGGTGAGCCGTTTCTTATTCGGCTCACCACCCAGTGCATCTTCAAGGACATTGGTGGGAGAGTGACTTACCGATTTGAGGCGGGTGATTTTGTCACCGCCACAGCCTGGAACGAACGGTCTGGTTATTGGGTTGCTAGTCCGGGAGGTTTCTATGGATTCGAGGCCGAATACTATGAGCCTCCCAACCAGGAAACCGTTGAGCACAAGAAGGCAAAAGGATTGAAGGAGCGAATTGAGAAGATCAGTCAAGCTCTCAATTCTTACAAATCCTTCAAGGGACAACTGAACACGATGGGCGGTACTCCTGGTCGATTCGCTAAGCATCTTGATGCACTTGAAGAGTATTTGACTAAGGATATCGCTCAGCTGAAAAAGCAGCTCGACGAGTGTGAGAGCAGGTTAAAAGACAAAAAGGAAGATAATCATGACTTGGCAAGGCGATCCTTCGAAGAAGCTGAGCGACGAGCAGCGGAGTGCGCTCCAGCAGAAGCGTAATAAACTGGAAGCAGAGCTGAAGGCTTTGAAAGCACGAGGACCTGCGGGCAAAATGCCTCACCATCTTCGTCACTTCCAAGAGGATCTGCTGGCCAAGGCCCGTGAAATGGTCAAAATCGATGAGAAGCTCGGTCTTCCAGTCGATTGGTTTTCAGGAGTTCGTAGATGAAAAGCCATGCGCTTCCACATGACTGACGCCCTCCGCAAAATTTCAGCGCTGCTTAACACACTGGATTTGCATGAGGACAGTGTTCTCCCTGAGAGCGTAGTCGAACTACTTCGTGAAGCAAAAACAGAGCTAGAAGGACTCCACATAATCGGCGTAGTTGATAGCGAGGAACGCGGCTACTCTGGTTGGAAGCACACAATCAACTGGATTGACTGTCACCTGCCAAAGGGCACAATACTGTACACTCGCCGTCGGAACGGTCTGCCGCTAGAACCAAAACTGGACTGAAACTAGTATGCGAATCATCTCTAAGTTCCGTGATTACTATGATGGGCTGCAGGATCCCACCGATAAGGAACTCACGTACGTTCGACACACTGAATTTTTGCCCTTTGACAGTCCTCATGTGAATCTGTTTAAGAATATTGGGTCTGTCTACTTCGGCAGCGTTCAACCCAAGGATGGCAAACCTCTCTTCCCGCCGCCAGAAGATTGGAAACCAGAAATCATCCCTGGATATGGGATGATGAAGGCGCCCAAGTATTCACGGCAACACCCACTGCGCCGCTACGCAGATGACGAGAGCACATATACCAGAGTGAAGATTGTCTTCTGTGGAAAGCTCTATATTGGCATCAAGTACGTGGAGCACTGGGGTGACTTTTATAAACCTGATCCTGTAATTTATTGGACGGAGGAAGCGTTTTTGGCGCACCACGAATCCAAGGATAGCGAGGGCAAGCAGGATAGAAACTCTCGATTCATTTTTGGTGGCAATCAGCGCGTTGATACGTTCTTCACCATTCCAGATGAAGTTCAAAATCGCGTCATGGAAGCATGTTTGGATCTGAAATGTCCAATCATGACGAACGCATGGAATGAGGACGAGAGGAAAGAGCAGACTGAGCGTGGGATCATTAATGTTCGCGGTGCTTTTAGACCGCAGCTCAACCCTGTTCTGAAGGACTACCAATTCTATCGCCTCTTCACTGCGCCCCAAGCATTCCAGGAACTCAGCATGTTTCTGGGCGGCGTGATCGCGCATGTGGATACGCCTGAACCACAGTCAAACCGCGGTAAAATTGAAGGTCACGGCTTTGATTACAAGGATAGCTTCCGCAAGGGTCCCACGAAGAAGCACTAATGACATTCGTCATTCGAATTGAACAGCGGTGTTTGATGGAGGAAATCTTTGATGGGACTGAAGACTTGGGATCCCTTCCACCAAGATACACCTTCCTGTATCGGCGGACTGGCAGATATGGTCTCCCAGTATGTGGCTTCACAGACAAAATGGCCGACGCAACTAGTGTTGCCTGCGAGAAAGAAGCAGTCAGATTGGCAGAAATTTTTAAATTCACATGCCACACACGCCTCTGGACGCAAATTAAGTGGCGACGAATCGAAATCTTCGATGTGGAAAATTCCCGGGTATCTCGCATTGTCGCCCAGAATGGGATACCTAGTTCGGCTAGAGAAGCGAAACTTCATCCATGAACTCCATGATGAATTAATTCTGTGTGATGCGGATTGGTGGTACATTGTCCCAAAAAAGGATGCAACACCTAAAGAAGAAAACACCATTCCTGTTCGCCGAGGTCGCAAAACCGCTGACGTCTTCTACGACTACGACTACGCAGAAGGTCTAGCACGGTATTTTTCATTTTCGAGTAAGTGTTTTGGTTTTATCCGATCTCAGCTGGTGCGGACAGATGGCCTTGTCATTAAAAATTACATTTCAACCTAAGTAAAACATGAAAAGCTTCTTTGTTGGTTTCATCAACTTCCGCCTGATCGGCATTCACGCGGGCATTCAAGGCGGTCACTGCGCAGGTGAGCTGTTCACTGATCTAAATCAGTCGCGCTACACTGCGGCGCAGAAAAAGCTCGCGCACAAGTGGCTGAATGAAGACAAGATCTTCATTTTCCTGCATGCGGGTCAGTCAGCAGATCTGCTGCAGGCGTACAGGAATTTCACGGAAATGCAGGATGACTATCCAACAGCATTGTTCCGCGAGGAGCCCGCTGCTTTCGGTGATGGTGCTGAGGGCGCGCAGGGTGCTGTCACTGCGTGGGGTATTGTGATCCCAGAGAACGTGTTCGCCGCACGTTACGTGAGCCCACCGGAAGAAAATCAATTTTCAAAATATCGCACCGTCGATGGCATTATGGAAGGCCCAATCAAATACTACTACGACTGGTTTGAAGATACGCCTGAATACGAGTTGCTCAAGTACAAAAGTCAGTGGCGCCTTGCCTATTGAGCAGACACTGTGAACTTGAGAAGACTTAAATTGTAAGGCGGCTTTTCAGGTTGATTTGGTTTTGTGTATTGGACCTTGATAGATAACCCAAGTCGGTCAGCAATTTTCTTCGCCAACTCTGCAATCTGACCCAGCTGTTCTTTGATGGCTGGGTCATTTGCCATGTGGTGTTGAATCAAAATTGCACTTTTTCCAAATGCGTTGGAAAAACGATTAGCTAAATCCTTATCCTTGTCAACCATGCTGGCGTATTCTTGGTCAGTTATCGTATGATAATTTGGATAAATTTCCAGATAACTGAGCTTAATTGGATGACCCGTTACTCTCGTAACGACCTCGACCATTTCTTCCAGCTGAGTGTAAAATTCCCGACGCTTGTCCTTGAACATGAGGTATGAGTCAGACTGCTTGGCAAATGCGAAGCGTATTGCAAATTGAGGACTAGCGTGATCTAATCTCGTTGTGTTGACAGTATCGTATGTAGCAGGCGACGTATATCGATGAAAATCAGTCGAGAAGGAAACTGTTTTGGCGTCAAGTTCAGTGAAGACTCTAGTGATAAACTTGTCTAGAAAAGTCTTTCGCTTATCACGTTTGGATTGTTCTATCTTTTGAACCCGCTGCTTTATGTTTCTGCGCATCTCATCGTCATCATGAATGAGTGAAAAATCAAAGGCACGTTGCCGCCGACTATCCCACACAACATACACAAAAACAGAGTCACCTTTTACTGTCTGAGAGACCGTTACGTCACGATGCGTTCTGGTACTTTGCATGAATGAATCTGTAATTCTCAGGGACGGGTCAACAGCCGCGAGAATTTTTTTCACCTTCGTCACAATCCGCACTGTCTCTGATTCTTGGAGAAACTCACTGAATTTCATACTATCTCTGCCATGTGTAATCATGTATTTAGTTCAGGATGCTGTTTTAGTTCTGATTCACGGTTATTATAATTATTTTAAGCAAAGCGATAGACGCTAAGCGCAAACCAGCCAAACGTGGAGATCGAATGGCATCAAAGAAAATCGCCGTCTATATTGGACGGTTTCAACCTTTTCACCTAGGTCACGCTCACATCCTCAAACAAGCATTTGAGGAAAACGACGTCACAATCGTTTTAGTGGGTTCGTCGCACCAAGCCCGTACACCTAAGAATCCTTTCACGTTCGAAGAGCGGCATGACATGATCATGCAGTGGGGGAGGAATGTCTTCCATGACTTGAACGAGAATCATGATCTGATAGTAGTGCCTCTACCCGATCAGCCCTACAACAATGCTAAGTGGATTCAATCTGTTCAGGAGAAAGTGACTGGACTGGTTACCAAGGACGCAACGTTCACAGTGTATGGCTCGGACAGAGACAGCTCCACATGGTATCTGAAGGTCTTCCCTCAATGGGGGTTGAAGCTAACGGATACTTACCCTGCGGGGCTGAGTGCAACGGCTGTTCGAAAAATGCTATTCGAGATCGAACAACCTGATTCGTACTCTGACATGGTGCCAACGACGACGATGGACTTCATCACGGATTTCGTTAAGACACCAACGTTCAAGAACATCCGCTTCGAGTATGACTTCATCGAGAAGTACAAGAAGGGTTGGGCTAATGCTCCCTACGCACCGACATTTGTCACCGCAGATGCAGTGGTCGTTCAATCTGGACATATCCTTGTCATCGAACGTGGACAGCTTCCTGGAAAGGGTCTCTTAGCTCTTCCTGGCGGATTCGTGAAGAGTCACCAGACCGTCAAGCAGGCAAGCATTGACGAATTGACAGAAGAGACAGGCATTCTTCTGGCAGATGGTCCCAAATCAAAGGACATCACAAAGCATCTGCTCGAACGAAGCATTGTCGATAGAGAAATCTTCGATGCACCAGACCGTAGTTTGCGTGGTCGCACTATCACCACTGCGTTTCTCTACAGACTTGACGACACCAAGCCGCTGCCGAAAGTGAAGGGGCAGAATGTTCCGTTGGATGAAAGCGGTGGAAAGCGTATCGTTGAAACTCGTAAGGCATTCTGGATGCCTATCAACGATGCCCGCGCTCAGACATGGAGATGGTTCGACGATCACCATGCAATTATTGACACGATGCTTGGTCGCATGAAAGACTGACATGTGGACAGATCAAGGACCACGTCCTATGACTGACGAAGAGCGGCAAATTAGCAATGAGTACAACAAGAAATTGTTGCAAGAGCAGTTGGTGTATTTGATGGCACCTTATTCAAGCGTGGCTGACAAAGATCGCTTGATGAAAGTGCTCTACACTGTTGCTCATGACTTCATGAGGAACCATCCAGGTGCTGTTGTCGTCTCACCGCTCTTCTACCACTACTCAGTAGGAATTGTCCCAGGTGTTGATGGTGATTGGCAGTTCTGGGAAAACTACTCCATCAATTTGCTGCGAAAATGCGATGGCACAATCATGGTGCAAATTGATGGATGGGAAAATTCAATTGGAGTGAAAGCTGAAACTGAACTGCAGATTAGGCTGAACATTCCCGTTCTAGCTGTCTACGACAATGACGGCATACAAGTACGGTGAGGCGATAGACGCCAATCCGAGTTAGCGTGATATGGAGATTATCATGAATGCATCTAAAGAAACCATTGCTTTGTTCAACAACATCTACGACCACACCACTGGTCTCTTCCACTTGTCGCCCGAACTGAGTGTCACGTTCGAGGAACTTGAGGAAGTCCAGCGCATCCTGCCTGTCGACACTGATTCCTACAAGGTGTCCATGTGGAAGCAGTATCCAAAGGGAACAAAGATCGTCCGCTCGTACATCGAATCGCGTGGTGGCCGCTTTGATCGTGTCCTCCACTTCGGTGTCCAGTCCTGGTTGCACACGATCGCCAAGCCATTCACGAAGCGGCAGATCGACATTGCAGAAGTTTTGTGGAAACTGCATGGCGAACCGTTCCCCCGCGTGATGTGGGACTATGTGCTTGAAAAGCACGGTGGTGTTCCCCCTATCCGAGTGCTGAGCGCACCCGAAGGTCTCGTGGTCCCGACGCGAAACGTCGTAGTGGTCATTGAGAACACTGACACGGAAATGCCGAATCCGGAATCGCTCACTACGTGGGGTGAGACGAGTTGCCTGCGAGCTGTGTGGTACCCCTCCACTGTCGCAACGATGAGCTGGCACATCAAGCAGCTGATCAAGGACTACTATCAGCAGAGCGTGCCTGAAGAGAATTGGGATGCGTCGCTCCCCTTCCGACTGCACGATTTTGGCAGCCGAGGCACGAGCTCGAATGAAACCGCAGCTATTGGTGGTACGGCCCACCTGATCAATTTTCTGGGAACTGACACCTTCGCTGCTATCCCATGGGCAATTCGCCACTACTACGCTCGTCCGCAAGAGCTTGGCTTCTCGATCGCTGCGATGGAGCACAGCACTGTGACATCGTGGGGCCGCGCAAGTGAAGACGACGCCTTCTACAATATGGTTGAGACGTACGCGAACAGCAATGTCCCATTCGCTACTGTTATCGACTCGTACGACCCAATCGCTGCAACACAGCGCATCACGGCTCCCGCTGGGCGTATTGTGCAGCTCCTCAAGGAGCGCAATGCACTGATGGTTCTTCGCCCAGACAGCGGGGATCCCATCGCCATCATCCCGCAGATGCTGGCTATCATCGAAAAGAACGTGGGAAGCACTGTTAACCGTAAGGGCTACAAGGTGCTCAACCACTTCCGCATCATCTGGGGTGATGGCATCAATTTGATGACCATCGAATCCATTCTTCGCATGTGCGTTGGTATGTTGGGCTATGCTGCTGACAACTTCGCATTCGGCATGGGCGGCGCACTGCTGCAGGTGACGAACCGTGATGATCAGATGTACGCGATGAAGTGTTCTGCTATCTATGTAGAGGGCGAGGGATGGCGGGAAGTCTACAAGCAGCCTGCTGGCGTTGTAATGAAGGCGAGCAAGAAGGGTCGAGTCAGCTTGTACAAAAATGACCAAAATCAACTAGTCAATCTGACAGATGATGACCCCATGATCGAAGGCATGGAATGCATGTTGCATGAAGTGTTCAACGGAAAGATGGTGAAGGAGTGGACCTTCCCTGAAGTCCGCGCCAATAGCAACCTGCCGCTCATGTACAACGCACCTGTTGGTCACAGCAAGAAGGTCTACGCACCGCTGTAATGAGGAAAGGAGAGGATTAAAATCCTCTCCTACTTAAGATGGAATACATGACAATGGATGAAGAGCTTAAGCAATTTGTAGATTTAGTAGTCTACGAGATGCTTGGCAAATTTATCAGCATTGCAGAATTGCATGATGATCCTGCAGCACAGGAAGAATTGATGCTTAGAGAAAAATTATGACCACAAATATTCAGAAAACAAAACGAGTAACTCTTCACATGGAGTTAGTCATCAGCGAAGACGACTACAATGAGATGATCAATGCTGGTGAGAGTCTTGATAATATGATAGAAGAATTCAAGCGGGAGTTCAGCAATGATCCAAAGATCGCGGTTGATGTCATCACGCTTGACGTCAAGGACGATCCAATTGTTGCAGGAACAGTGTGACGTCCCTAGTCAGGAATGAACCTTACACCAGCCCTCTGGTGAAAAACCCCACCTATCCGACAGTGATAGGTAGCAAAATTGTGGAGATGTCGAAGCAGATGGACCCGATCTTCTACCTGAAAAGCCTCATCGCCGCAGCAGAGAACAGCAGCATCCCAATTCAGGTATCTGAGCTAAAGCTCCTGCTCACGTTGCTTCAGCAAAGTAAGTAAAAAGACTATTCGCTGAGGTGCCAGGAGGTCCTCAGAGGTGTTCAATGTATTTTGACATAATAGCCATCATAGTACAGCCCAAACACCTCTGAGGACCTCTAGTTTTTGAAATGAATGTTTCAAAGTACAATTAAGCATGAGCAACGAACTTCTCACTCGCGATCAATTTCGTGAAGGCGTCTTTCAACGAGACGGTCACAAATGCGTCTTCTGTGGGAAGCCAGCACAGGACGCGCACCACATTCTAGAGCGGAGATTGTTCCACGATGGTGGCTACTACTTGGACAATGGTGCAAGCGTTTGTGGCGAGCACCATATTCTGTGCGAACAGACTGTCATCTCAGTCGAGGACGTTCGTGCAGCGTGCGGCATAACTCGCATCAAGGTCCCTGACCACCTCTACGACGACCACATCTATGATAAGTGGGGAAATCCTGTCCTTGAGGACGGACGCAGAGGGAAGGGTGAGTTGTTCTTTGACGAGTCAGTCCAGAAGATTCTTCGTGAAGGGGGCGTGCTTCCACTATTCACTTCATACGTTAAGTATCCTCGGACTCACCACCTGCCATGGTCGCCCGGTCTCACTGACGATGACCGAATGCTTAAAAGTGTCCAACACCTCGAGGGTCGGCGAGTTATTGTCACCTTAAAAATGGATGGCGAGAACACGTCCATGTACAGTGATCACATCCATGCAAGGTCAATTGATTCCAAAGGTGGTGAGGATCGTGCATGGGTGAAGAACTTCTGGGCCAATCTATGCTATGAAATCCCTGATGGTTGGCGAGTGTGCGGCGAGAACTTGTGGGCTGAACATTCCATCCACTACGCTGGACTTGAGTCCTATTTCTATGGCTTCAGCATCTGGGACGATAGGAATGTCTGTCGTAATTGGGATGAGACGAAGCTGTGGTTTGAGCTGCTAGGCATTACGCCAGTGCCTGTCATTTATGATGGCATTTGGGATGAGAAGAAGATTCGTGCGATCGAGAAGGAACTGGTTTGGGAACGTGATGAAGGTTACATTGTTCGTGTAGCAGACTCCTTCACGTATGGTCAATTCAGATCAAGCATTGCTAAATTTGTACGTAAAGGCCATGTGCAAACAACAAAGCATTGGCGTCAGGGTCGAGCATTTATCCCCAATGAATTGAAGAAATGAATAAGAAGAAACGAATCAACCCGGACTTCACGTTCAGTTTCGGCTATCTGCCATTAGTCAAGATGATGGGTGTGCCGTTCCACAAATACACGCCTCGCAAGGAGGGTGATGAAAGAATCCTTTTCATCTACTACAAACTGACGCTGATCGCCATGATCAAAAATGAAGAGGGAGTGAATCAGCGGAAGGAAGCAGAAAAGTGGGTCAATACGCATGGATATTTGGCTGAGTGGATTCGCCAGAAGTATCTCACTGGTGAAAAAGTGTCTTGGACAGATGACATGCGTATTAGTCCAGTTCACGAGGAATGGGTTGTAAAGACCTACAAAAATCGTGAAGAGGCTAACGGAGATTCCTTTTGGGATATTCAGGAATTCAAGAAGCAATATCCCTGGCCGAGGTACGAAACCTTTGTCAATCCCAGCACAACCACACTAATCTGCGTAGACACTTTCCCGCAAAATCAAAAATGAAGACTGCACAACAAATTCACGCTCGCCTGACGGAAATGGAAAAAATCGATCTGCGCCGTGCAAGCCCAGATCGACTGCATTATCTCGCTCATACCATCTATCAGATCGAAGCAAGCCGTGACGTGTCGATCATGGAAAAAGTTCAGCAGATGTGTGTTCAAGATTTCCGTGAATTCGCAGCTACTAACACTGGTCGCTATATTGGCAAGAGCTGGAAGTTCTGAACGATAGGAACTGCAGTGAGGGTAATACCGACTAAGTATGTTTCAGATGATGACAAGATATTTGAAACTGAAGAAGCATGTAGGGCTCATGAAGACCAGGTGATTCGTCTTGGGATGAAGCAGTGGATGTTCTCCTATCAGTATCATCTAGAACTACGGTCTGAGTACGTTGATCAACGGAAAACCTGTAGTCACTGTAATGGAACTGGTCATGTGCATCGCGGATGGGCTGATGACGATGACGTGTGCAAGCAGTGCGATGGGGCAGGGTCAATCCTTGTAAAGAAAGGGCTTCCTTCTTTGCCTGCACCGCCTATCCCACAGGGTCTCCAAGAAGCCATGCTAAAAGCATGGACCGATTGGTGGGCTGAGTACAAGAGCAAGAACCCTTAATCTACTCCCACGCAGCAAAAAGCCCGCTTTGAGCGGGCTTTTTCATATCTGGTACCCAGTGTAGGAATTGAACCTACGGCCTCCTGCGTGTCATGCAGGCGTTCTACCACTGAACTAACCGGGTGTGGTGCTAATGGCGGGATTCGAACCCACGACCTCTTCATTACCAATGAAGTGCTCTACCAACTGAGCTACATCAGCCATTAAAACGGAGAGCGATTCTCGATTCTCCGAGAACACCAAAGTTGCTAATATAGCCAAAATAGTCTTGAAACCAATCCCAGTACGGTAATGCTTCAAGTTGGCTAAATTTCGTGAAGCTATTTATGTTCATCGTCATCCAATGAGGATCAGATTTATTACCTTCAATCCTTGCGAACTCATTTGAAACATCTGGATCATCATGCAGATCTGCAAACTTGAGTGGTGGACCCTCAGGTGGCATTGCAGTCAATTGCTCTTTATATTTGGTTGCTAAAGCCTGAATGAAGTCTGTAGGATTGAGATAGAGCTCAAAATAACTAGCGTCGGCTTCTTCTATACCAAGGTATCCATACACTTGTATGATCAACCCCCAGCCCTGTTTGTATTTTCCACGAGCTTCGTTAAGTAGTTGCGAGATCTTCATTTTCCAATTCCTGAACGGGTCACATCCCAAAGGGTTGGCCCAAAATGATGTTTCTTAAAAAACTGCATGACCTGTTTAGAATCAAGTTCGATTAATGTCACGAACGTTTCTTCAGCAGCATCGGCCAGTGTCACATCATAGTACTTCTCATTTTCCTTTATCCATGCATGCTCGATTGGGATGCCATGTACAAACGTGAATCCTAAAACATACTTTGCGTTAGGGTTCTCGATGATGAGATACTGCATCGCATTGTTATAGCACTGCTTCTTTTCTGCGTAAGCAGTCTTCTTGTAACTAACATGGACTTCCTTGATATCAGTCTTCATGTGTTTAGCATAATTCTTCGCGAAGACATTCTTGATGAAATCAACCGCGCTCATGGATTCTTCTTTTAATTCGTCAAGGAACTTTCTGCGATAATCGTTCAGCGTTCCTTTAAAGAAGCATTCATCAACGGAGGTGTGCCACCATTTGAACTCAATATTATTGAACTTGACACGATAACATTGACCCTCACGTTTCGCAAGAATCACATCGCCAACTTCAAACCATACTCTTGGTCCAAATCCGCAAGGCTCGATGCAAACATACTGTTCAAATTCACTACTATCTTCTTTCAAATCATCCAAGAAGCGACGGTGATATTGCTCTTTTGACACTGTCCACTTTTCAAATGTTTTGACTGGTAAGTGGTAGCGTAGTCCACCAGTCGCGTATGGTGTAAACCAAACTTCGGTACCCTTATACTCTACATTGAAAAGAAATTCATTTTGGAAGAACCATCTCCAGTTGCCAGCACCCTCTGGCGCCGCTCGAAATTGAGTAGTAATAACACGGACAGATTTTGATGTTGACTCGTGTATTGCCTGCTCTTTCAAAAATTCCTTGAAAGAAATCGATTCCTTCAAACCCAACATGCGCTTCGTGATACTGGTAACTAGAGCCCAAAAATGGGAATCGTCTTCACTGTAGTCGTACTCTTGACGGACAATGCTTTTTGCTTTCTCCCACTTATGTTCGGCGGCGGCTAGACTTACGTCTGCGTGTTTTGCCATTCCTTTTAGAGCTCTTGTTGGCATTTTTAATTCTTAGGGGCTGGTTTAGGTGGCTTTTTATTTCTGATAGATCGTTCTTGCACCAACTAACTGACCGGCAGCGTTCTTGATGTAAACGGTCTGGGCAGTTGCCTTAGTCGAGCGAATGGCTTTTTGCATGGCCTTGTAGTCGTAAAGGTTTCTCTCCTTCATCGGCTTGCCCATCCACACGTTATGGAACGTGTCACCAAACAGTTCTTTTACTTTCACTTTGGTACCCCCACTAGGATTCGAACCTAGAAATGCTGGCTTAGAAGGCCGGCTTGTGCTCCCCCACTAGGGGTATTTTTATGATCAGCCGCCCGCTTCCATGACTTCAACAGTGAAGGGCCATGCACCAGCGTGACCAGTGTATTGGTGGTAATCGTCGTATTTCTTGTCATTGCGAACGTAATCTTCCAGAAGAGAAGCTTTGGTTTCAGCAACGTCCTTAGAAGAATAGGTAGCGACAACTGCCCATCCACCACGGTGTGCAGTCATAACGCGTCTCATTGCTTCAGCAGGAGAAATTTTGATCACGTGGACGATTGCCTCTAGAACAAGCATACCTGGAGTAACAGGATCATTCAAGATGCACACGTTGAAGGAACCTGGTTTGTTCAGTTCAACTTCCTTTGAGGAAGCTTGCCTATCTAGAACTTCGCTTTCGAGGACTTGCAGAAGAGTTTTCATTAATGCTCCATTGAGTGCGCGTATTTATTGCTAAATATACACTGGAGGCAAAAATGCGTATACAGGAACTATTAACAGAGACTGACGATAGAGGAAAGGAAACCTTCCGCTTTATGCAGCACTTCTTTGATATTGACGCAATCCGTGCTGCTATCAAAGATAAGGTCATTAAACCTGAATTAGTACCAGATCAGGACATCACTGTTTGGGCAACCAGTATGTTGGGGTTGGATAGAAATCGTCCTGACCACAAGCCAACTTCATTCATGATGCGCATTGACTATGACTTCCTAGATGGGAAGAAGGAATATAAATTCAACTCGGCGCGCCTCAAAGAGCCCGTGCTTCTTGCTGAAATTCCAGGTGGTCATATCTTCATTGACGGCAATCACCGCATTGCAAAGGCATACATGAGTGGTATTGACACTCTCCCTGCTTACGTCCTGACGAAGGCACAAGTCAAGAAGGCAATGTCACCGAGGGCAAAAAAGATTAAAATAAAAGAGTCTATGAATCTAAGCTCTTTACGCATCGGTGATGTCGTGTATGTGATGCGTGGTTGCACTGCCAAATATTACGAGTTCCCAGCAAGACTTGGGAAAATTACTCTGTTTAGAGGAGACTCACTGATGTATCATGGCATTAGTGATGATCCAGATACGGCTGGGTACTATGAATTCCGAACTACGGGCACTGACGAAAACGAGGACGATCAGTTTGATATTTTCTTGGAAGAAATTGATGTAAGGGAAAGTCTCGTCAGTGAACAAGAGTGGATGGAGTACAAGCGAAAAATGGGTACTCGATTCATGAGTGACCTGATCGACGACGAATAAATGGCATCTGCAGAAGGAATCGAACCTCCATCTCAAGTTTAGGAAACTAGCGTTCTCTCCATTGAACTATGCAGACTTGAGAAACTCTGCGTAACACTAGTGTACAACACAACAGTTACGAGTAAAATAAACTTAGGTTAAGGGGGCAAATAAAGTTCTTACCGAGTCTAGCAACTCTTGAGGAGAACCAAAGTGCTAGCGTACCGGCGGGTATCGGTTGATTTCTACGTCTCTGCAAACTCGGATACAGAGGCAGTGCAGAGAGTCGAGCAATTCGCTAAGAAGGCGCTTGAAGATTCAGGTGTTTTGGCAGCGAGGACCGTCATAATGGGGGTGAAAATCGTCCTGTCATATAAGGCACCTCCACCTCCACCTTCAGGAATTTCTCATGGATATCACGTGAATCGCATTCACATAAGCAGGTGATATGAGTCGGGGCCTTACGGCCCCATTTTCATTTCAACAGAGGAATCATCGTGCACATTACCGAAGCAGACGTCCTTACGACCAGTTTTTATCAAGGCTTACTTGAATTGCAGTTGGCTCAAGCCTATTCAATGATCGATGCATATGCTTATTGGTCACAGCTCAGTCCGATAAAGATTCCGTTCGACGCCGCAATGGCAAAACAGTTCGTGTTGCTAGCCATGAGCAACAACCCAATGCAGCAGTTTAGCCCTCAAATCTGGGGCAACTTCTGTCAAGGATTGATTCGCGCATAGGCATGGTCAACTAGAAATGTGGGGTCGCCTCCATAAATATTGTCTATGAAAATTGCACAACTCTTAGAATCATTTGACAAAGTTAAGGTAGGCGATCACTACGTCACAGACAAAGCGTTATATGGTCGTGATCTAGGAACTGATGGTGACATTGGTCACAACATTTTTTATTTCATGCCAGGCTGTGAACTTGAAGTAGTTGACATTCCAGATGGATGGCCTCTAGTAACAGTTAAGCTTATCTACTGTCCAGACGAGTTTGGTCCAGAGGTTGGTGAAAATTATAGTGTTGCGCCGCTCAAGCTAATAAAATGCTTCAAGGGAACGATGGCCGAGTATAATCGCAAGTTCCTCGATGATCTGCATGAAGCAACACCAACCACCAAAAAATAAAAATGATCTCTCTTCTGCTCGTCGGTTCAACCGTTGTACTTGCAATTGGGCTGTGGCTACACTTTCACTCGCATCGTGGAAGTGACCCAAAGGATCCCAACAGTTGGACAGTTGGCCCCATTATTAATGGTGAGCGAATCTCTAGTGGATTGCCTTTGCATCCTGTCGCAATACCAGATGGAATAGCCATTGATGTTCCATATCCCACGCAGGAAAATGGATCAGCGCACTATCTCGATTATGATGTCGATCCAGATGCGCTGAAGGGAAAATCCTGCATTAAGTTTCAGGTCCGCGTTATTGCAGAGCCCACTGTCTGGATTGCCCCTGTAAATTACCCACAAAGCATTGGGACGCTTACGCCCTATTTTAGGCGAAGAGGTGATAACTGGGGTGAAAGCCACGAGGCATATCGGTGGTACGCAAAATTTGCGTCAGTTGCCCTTCGTCCTGGTGGAGTATATGACATCGTCGCGCCACTTGATGGTGACTGGACAGCTGTTTTAACATCATCTCGCACCAATAATCCAAAAGCATTTGCCGCGGCAGTAGCAGACGTGTGGCAAATTGGAGCCGTATTGGGCGGCGGTGATGGTGTAGGCCATGGCATTTACGCCACTGGACCTGCACGAATTGAATTGCTCAACTGGTCAATAGAATAAAATTGGTAGGACTGGTGGGACTCGAACCCACAACTCCCGGATTAAAAGTCCGGTACTCTAACCATTGAGTTACAGTCCCACAATCTCACCAATAGTATTGGTGTGGCTTCTTGCTGACATCTGGTGCCACGCTATCCTCGAGTTTATCGAGGGGCTCTTTCACGATCTCAGCCTCCCACAGACGACCTTCCCGTCGTTTCGGTTTGATCATGTTCATGTGCGTCCACCAGCTGGGAGTGGATTTAAGCCAATGCCATTCGGTGTTGATGGCTTTTTTCTTTTTAGTTTTCGCGCCCTTGATTTGAAGGGCATAGTGGCACTCATACTCCTCTCCAGTATAAATGGAGATGCGAGTGTAAGGAATTTTCTCTCTTCCAAAATCCCAATGTTCTTCTGGGAAACGGAATTTTGAAGGTCTGTCCTTGTAGGTTCGTGACATTGTGTTCTCCTTAGTGAATCTACAGTGTCATGGGATCCTCCAGTTAAAATTTGATGGGGTACACAAACAAAAAAGCAGCAATCGCAGGTTTAGAGCGCTTATGTGTGGGATTGAACCACCCTACTTTCGTAGCCTCTGCCGTTCAAGGACTCAAGCTGATAAGCAATTACTATCGGTTTGTGTTTTGGTACCTGCACATGGAATCGAACCATGGTCTAAGCGTTATCAGCACTTTGTTCTAGCCATTGAACTATGCAGGCAAATTTGTAAATTGTATTTACTACAATGAAGAGATGATGAGTGTTAAAATAAATCGCCGCATTTTGCGGTGAATGGAGATCAATGATGAGTAAGAAGGACTATCCCACCAAGTCTGGCACCGTCATACGAGAAGATTCTGAAACTGGTGACAAGGAATACATTCATCCTGAACAGAAAACCAGCGAGGGCAATACCAAGCAGGTAATTTACAGGAAGAAGGGTGACAAGGACGAAACCCCCAAAAAGGGAAATGACGACGATTAGCCCTTGATTTCGGTGATGGAAGTACGTTCCATCGTGATGTTCTTTTGAGCTCTAATTTGAGGATTCGGCCAAGTCCAGCACTCACCCGTATCGTCCTGAAAAACAACCCAGTAGAGATGCTGCTCTGGACCGTAGTCGATCATGAAGTGAGCAAGAGCATCACCTTTAGGCGTCTTCAATGGAAGAGGAGGGTTTAACTGGAGAATCATCCTATTAGCTTGAATATGGCTGACCAGGCAGGGATCGAACCCGCGACCCGATGATTAACAGTCATCTGCTCTACCAACTGAGCTACTGGTCAATTTAATGGTTTTCTTATTTACGTGTCGGGTAGATGGCGTAAATGTCCTGGAGCGACAGTATACCTGTGGACACCTTCTTTAGAACAGGACGACCATTTCTGCCATACAATTCAGCAGTGACCATGGGCTTGAACGTTACTAGGATGGCCCCTTTAGGATTGCTCAGCTGATTCCATGTAGGAAGGAATCTATCAATCGTTGCTTTGAATTCAACATCGGCAACATCTACCTCGTTTGGAGTGTCAAGGTTACTGTCAAAAACACGGCATCTGTTTGTTGTCGTGATTTTCATCTGACGACCAACAAATGTTTTGCACATTAGAAACACTTCCTCATAACGCATTCCATCCCCAAAAATCGCCTCGAATGAGACAGAGTCAGGGATAATGTCAGAAAGGTTTATGTTAGGATTTGGTTTCCTTAGGTTCTTGATAAAGGTATTACGAAAGTTCTCCATATCAGCAGGATCTGGGGTGCTTTCAAAGATTTCAGATACTCTCATAATCGCTCCAATGAGTATCCTATTTATCCGTACTCAATTACTTGGTACCTCCAGCTGGAAATGATCCTCACGCTTTCCAACTGAGCTATGGAGGCAACTCTGCATTAACTATTACGTGTTAAAATTAAACTGTCACAATGTTGTGACAAAGATGGTTCAAACCTACAACTTCTCGCCTGTCAAACGAGCACTCTAGCCATTGCCTGCAAAGATGTTTAGAGGTTTGAATCCTCTCTCGGGTTCCAGATAAATAGAGACTCATTACAAGAACAACTAAGATGTCTCTATTATCAGAATTGCTCAATTTACAGGTTAAAAAATTGGCTGAAGAAACAACACCTGATGGTCGTGTTGACGTCGATTTGGATTTGGATGATCCACAAGAACGCGAGGGAACTATTTTTGTTAGCGGCGTTAAGACATATGAAGAAGCAATGGACGTTATCAACGAACCAGAGATTAATGATTTTATCGATGAGCTTCTTGCCCCTTACGATTTAAGCATGGGAGATATTGAAGAGGTCGGGCATGACATCCTTGATGATGGTGTTAGCATTGCTATTGCTCTTCCGTCGGGAGAGGAAATTGAGGATGAAACTGATGACGAGTTCCTAGACAATCTACACGACGACGATGAAGATTAATCAACTCCTCGAGTCCGAGGGAGATGTACTTCTTAACTTCTTTTCGTCTCACCAGCGTATAGCACCATAAATATGGTCTATGAAACTATCTCAACTTGTCGAAGCCATGGGCAACGTTCATGTAGGTGAAACGTATGTCACGTCAAAGTACATGAGTGCACGCCATGAGTGGGGTGATCGACTGTACATTCCACCTGGATACGAGTTCAAAGTGATTGAGGAACTCCCAGGCTGGCCTATGATGAAGATTGAGATTACAGCAGTTGGCAACGAGATAGACGCGCTTGCTGGTGAATATGCTTTGGAACCCGGAACTCAGCTGAATGCAGGCCCTCTTATTATTGCCAAGCAGTTCAAGGGAACGAAGGCTGAATTCAACCGCAAGTTCCTCGACGATCTACATGAATCTGTTCAATTGAAGCCGGGTCAAGTATGGGTTTTAGGAACACACTACAATCTTGCCCATGAGAAAAACGGTCAACGCTATCAAACCATGTTTGTTGATGGTGTTCATGTAACCATCAAGAGGATTGCTGGCGGAATCGTTTACCTTGATGACGCCAATATGCCGGGTCTTGAGTTTGAGTGTCCTGAATCAGAGTTCCTAGATGTGTTCATCACACCTGACGAGTACAATCGAAGGTTCTTAGACGACCTGCACGACGAGTAATTTTGGTGGTGATGGTGGGATTTGAACCCACGATCTTCGGCTTATGAGACCGACGCATTAGGCCAACTATGCTACATCACCGTGGCGCCCCAGACGAGGATTGAACTCGCCTAATCTTGATCGACAGTCAAGCGTTCTCACCAGAGAACTACTGGGGCAAATTTGGGCAAGGCCGGTGGGACTCGAACCCACGTCTACTTGACTCAGAATCAAGTGCTCTATCCCCTTAAGCTACGACCCAACAGAATTTGGAACCCGAGAGAGGATTCAAACCTCTGAACATCTGCTTGCTTTGCACAGCTCCGTTAGATCGCTCCGGCACTCGGGCATTTATTTGTCTTCGTCGTCATCGCGAAGATCATTCATGAAGTCCTCATCACTCTCCTCAGGCATTTCCTCTACAGGAAGAGCCACGTCTAATCTAACGCCGTCATCATGAATTTCATGGCCAATATCTATCGTGGCAGACAAGCTTAAATCATATGGGGCAAGAATGCTATCAATAAACGCAGTAATTTCTGGTTCATCTAGAACATCCATTGCTTCATCGAATGTCTTAACACCATGAACGAAGATTGTTCCTTCGTGTGGTCCGAAGTCATCTAAATTAAAATCAACATCAACACGACCGTCGGGTGAGGTGGCTTCTGTCAAGATTTTTTGTTGAGCGAGATTGAATAGCTCTTGTAGGATGGACATAAATACTCCTTGAGGAGTATTTATGTCCTTGGCGGGGGAGGTAGGATTCGAACCTACAATCTACGGATTAAGAGTCCGCTGCTTTGCCGATAAGCATCACTAACGGTTGCGTGAAGCAACAAAAAAGCGTAACGCGGGTTTTGTAAGCTTCTCCCCCATGAACTTGGCGCGTCTAGGAGGATTCGAACCCACGACTCCTTCGGTCGAAACGAAGTACTCTGTCCACTGAGTTATAGACGCATTGTAATTGTGGCGGACCATAGGGGTTTCGATCCCCTTACCTCACCCGTGACAGGGGTGTGCTCTCCCGATTGAGCTAATGGTCCAAATTTGGTACCTCCAGGTGGGATTGAACCACCGACCTTAGCCTTATCAAGACTCTGCTCTACCGCTGAGCTATGGAGGTATAACATTTGATGTGTGGAGTGGGGTGCGAGAGTCGAACTCGCCTATCTGGGTTTGCAATCCAGCGCCTCTGCCGCTTGGCTAACCCCACATAGGTTTGAAATGTGGTGGACTGCCAGGGAGTCGAACCCTGCTAGATCTCCTTAAGAGGGAGGTACATCTGCCGCTCTGTCAACAGTCCTAAATTTGGAACGCCTAGCAGGATTCGAACCTGCGACCCCCACGTTCGTAGCGTAGTGCTCTAGTCCACTGAGCTATAGGCGCATTTGTTTGGAGTTGCGGGCGAAAAAACCAGCGCACAACATGAATTGGCAGGGGATACCGGATTCGAACCGATACGAACGGTTTTGGAGACCGTCAGGCTGCCGTTACCTCAATCCCCTTCTAAATCTTTAGCATGCGCGTTTATAAAACGCCGCACTTGAGTGTGGGAAATTCCCATTAATTTTGAACATTCTCCAATCCATCCCCACTTTTTAGTGACCGACTGGATAATTTCACGATTTTTACTTATTTGTTCAATGGTGTAGCGTTGGCCTGTTTTTGATTTTTACCACCCTTACTGCACCATTCGCGTCTTCGTTCCTCAAAATGTTCGCCATATTTGTTTGGCATCGCGGACGAGAATCGAACTCGCCTAGTCAGGTTGAAAGCCTGATGACCTCACCAGAAGTCCACCGCGATAAATTTGGCTGAGGAGGTAGGACTTGAACCTACAATGCCTTGCGGCGCCAGGGTCAAAGCCTGGTGTGGCTACCATTTCACCACTCCCCAATTGTATTTTGGCTCCCCAGGCTGGGTACGATCCAGCATACCGCTCGGAGGCGGGCTACGTCTGATTAACAGTCAGGTCTCTTACCAATTAGAGTACCGGGGAATGAATTTTTTGTTGGTGCGTCCGACAGGAATCGAACCTGTTTCCTCGGCTTTTCAGACCGTCGCTATGACCACATCAGCTACAGACGCATTAATTTGGGGGTGAAGGACCGGGTTCGAACCGGCATCCACTTGATTCACAGTCAAGTACTCTATCCATTTGAGCTACCAACACCATTGCATTTTAAAGAACCCAAGTGTCCCATCCGACTTCCAACAAGGCGAGGGCTCGAACCTCCTACGTTGCCCCATGACAGGGCGGCCAGTTACGTTTTTGGATTCTTTAAAATGGAGCCTCACACGAAGCTCCAACCAAATTCTTCCTTTGCGCACTCGTCTGGCTGAAGGGTACTCGCCAGAGTCATCGCGGTAGGTTTTTGTTAACTCAGTTCTCTCACTTGCGAAGAGACATCAAACTGAGGGTCCTCTCTTCACAGAGAGTAGGCAATAAAAAAGGGACCTTTTGGGGTCCCTTTCTGAAAGTTTCGGTTGGTGCGTATTAGGCGGAACCAACTCCTTCAGAAAGGGTCCTTCGATTATCATGCTCTCGTTCAAAGCGCACGACATCGCGGCAAATATTTTGCCACTGCATATTCGTGTTGATATTGAACGTCCGTTTCATGATTGACTCGAAATGTTTTCGTTGATTCCTAAAGGACACCGCGTCCTTATGCATGTATATATGGAAATTTGGCGTTTTGCAACAACCTGTCCAGCTTAGTTGAAGACCCAAAGCATAAGAGCTGGGAGGGTCTGCAGCCTTCATGACCAAAATACCATTTAGGTAATTGTTTATGAAGATGCTCTAGGTCTTCAACTAAACTAGAACTGCTATCATACTATGTAGAGCTACCTTAGTAAACTGCGCGTTTCACAATTTTACGCATCCAAAAACATCAAGTGTTAGCACTCTAGGAGCGCCCCTCTCATTCGCTCCCATTTCGCCCGTCTAGCTCGGGTTAGGGGTACGTCACTCGGCGACTACTTGGCACGGTCCCAACCGCTCGAATGGCCTTACTCCTCACATGCCTGTGAGTGCTTTCGTCGTTGCTGGCAGTGTGCCAACGCTTGATGTTTTTGGAATAAGTGTTAATTATAGCGTAGTAAAATGCGTAAGTAAACTTCTTGCTAAATAATTGATCATCAGGATTAAACACATGTCAATCATAAAGCAACTTCTCCTTCTGAAGGAAGACTCCGCTCTTGCTAATAAAATTAATCGCCAAACTTTCTGGGGCTGGTCAACGTTCAACGAAAATGGTGATTGTCCCCAATATGCTGAGGACGAGCAGTCAGGGCGAGCGCTAAATGATCTTGGCCCCAAGTTGGATCTTGCTGACATGTTTGACGGTGATGATGAAGCGGCCTCCACTTTGCGCGCGCGACTTTTGCGTACTAATAAGAACGTTAAGCGATTCTGCAAAGTGAAGCTGCATGTCAAGAATCCGGCGACCTATGATGATTTAGTTCAGGCCGCTGTCGACGCGTTCGGTTTTGAAAATGCGGATGACAAAGGGTTAAATGACATATGGGACCAGTACGCCGAGGCACAGCTAGTTTCAGTAAGTGAGTTGGTGCGGAACCAACTTAAAAAGAAAGGTTTTGATTCATGGGCAGGGGATTCCATCCTCTATAACACTATCACGTTTCAGGTAGTGCCCTTCTATCCGTCCCAAGTTCAGCCAGTCATTGAGGAATCTGTTCAAGACCAGAATCCATCCTATAACGTAATTCTTGGTGCCATCAGTACAGCAATGGATCATGCTGTTGAAATGGAAGAACACGATCCAAAGTTTAGCTTTTATCGTGAGGACGGGTACACGACTAAGATTGTGCATGTGTACAGGGCCCCGCATCTTTGGAACGATGCAACAAAAGAGTTCGCAATCCCCGTGTGTACTAAGTACGAAAATACTGAGCAAAGTGACAAATTTACATCGGACATTTGGTACATTGTTGTGAATACCGAGCAGGACAAGGTCAGCAACACGCTGTCGAAAGCACCTTGGACATGGGAAAGCACACCTGAGTACAGGCGCCTCAAAATGATGAATGATTTGCATGACGACGAAGTTGTGAATGACCAAATGGCTCGTGCTAAATCAGAATTTGAACAAAAACACGGCATTTGGCGCCAAATTAAAGCATGAAACTTCGTCAGTTATTTGAATCAAAAAACTTCCCTCTTCCTAGTAAGGAAGAAGTTGCCAAAAAATATCGTATCGCGTTGGCTTGGTCCCAAGAGCAGTATGATACGAGTGAGACAATGAATACAGAGTTTGCAAATTATACGATCACGGTCGCAGCGTTTAACGGATTAAGCAAATTGTTCAACGTTGAAACAGGTGAACTCTATCTTCCAGTTGTTGCCTACTTCAAGCACCCAAGTAGCATACATCCTGATCAAACAAAACCTCAGTACATTTCTGTCACACGCGACAATGTGTGTGAGTACCATCATGCTCCACCTATTTGGAAGTTTTACCTTAGCAAAGAAGGCAAAGGCGCCAAAACACTTGCGGACATGCATGATGACCCTGAAGTAATGAAGAAAGAACTCGAAGACGCAGAGAAGAGATATTACGCAAAAACGCCGTGGAAACTACTTGATTGAAGTTTTAACTTCAATCATCCAAGGCTACAATACATTCTTATCATAGACTGACTGGAGTGTATTATGCCGATGCAGACAAAGGGTTCTTGGGAAATCATGAATTTGCGTGGGGTGATGAAGCGTTTCAAGAGCAATGAATCCCCTGAAGCCATCGCATGGATGAGCAATCGGGATGAGGCAGACGCTCCTAAGGAAAGGAAGCCACGAAAGAAGAAGGGCGAAGCTCAGGACAAATAAACCTCTGGAGGGGAAGTGGTGATCCACAAATTTCTGAAGAAGCTGAACTACGCCCTTCATCCGAACTGGCACCTCCATTTGGTGCTGCTCGCGGGTTTCGTATGGCTGGTCTGGAGTTATGCATGACGCGAGTTGTTCATCCACCCAATAAGCAGCTAGCCATCATGTTAGCGATGGCTGCCGCCAGACACGTTGATCAATTTGATGCAACTGGTGAACCCTACATTCTGCACACCATCAAGGTGATGCACTATCTGGGTAAAAATGCCACGCACGAAGAGCAAACAGCAGCAATTGGTCACGATCTAGTCGAGGACACCAAAACAACGTTTGCTGAACTTGAAGAGTGGGGAATGTCTGATCAAGTTATTTCGGACATTCGCATCCTTACTAGGATGCCTGGCGAAACAGAAGAAGAATATCAAACGCGCATCTGCTCAAATCTCCGCACGATTAAAATCAAGAAGGCGGATTTGCGGCATAATAGCGATATTCGCCGTGGTAAGGGGTTGAGGCAGAAGGATTTTGATCGTCTCCAAAAATACCACACGTTCTACAAGCGACTTGAGGAAGCTGAGGCAGCGCATATTGCTGCTGGTACTGGAAAATAAAAAGCTGAATGTTAAAACGGCTTCTGTCTAAATGGTTTAAGCTAAAACCGCAAGTCGAAGAAACAGCGTGCGTCTTTTTTGATGGTGATCAGGGATTCAAGGTCGCAGAGCCCTTGATGAAGAAATTACCCAATGTGAAGTATTTTTGGGTTCAGAACTCTCGCGCTACGATACCAAAGAAAATTACTGATGCAGTAAAGAAAAAGCTCATCAATGTCACTATCCCATCTGACATTGGTAAGGAATCGGTAGACATGTTCATCGCGATGAAAATTGCGCATGTATGCAGTGGATTGAATCCGCCTCGACGAGTCTACATTATCTCTCAAGATATCGATTTCATTGATGTCATCATCAATGCAGCTAAAATCTTTACGAAAACAGATTTCATTTTGATGATTGCGCGTCAGCAGACTCAGACACCACCGACAAAACACATTGGCGCCAAGCTTCCAAAAAATGCGTCTGTAGTTTTTTTCAAACCTAAAAAAGGATAATAAAATGGGTTGGGTAATTGCATTTTTGACAGTGGCCTTTGCGTGGCTGACGCACGTCATCGTGTGCATTAAAACTAGTGCTTGGGGATTCCTTATTGCTGGCGCCATCTTTGCACCAGTCGGTGTTATTCACGGCATTGGCGTCTGGATCGGTGCATGGTGATGTTCGACATCAATGTGAATACCATTCATGTCGATATGGATGGTGTTGTTGCTGACTTCGATGCGTTCGTCCTCAAACACATGGGTCGAACTTTCGAGCATTCGTCTGGACCTGGCGCAGATAGTGAAATGTGGGATTTCCTGCAAACTGTTGATAGGCTCTATTACAAATTGCCAGCCACGAGTTATGCAAAGGAACTCTGGGACTTTGTGAACTCAATTGGGTGCCAAGTAAAAATCCTAACTGCTATTCCGCGTCGCACGACGATGCCAACAGCAGAACAGGATAAGCGCGACTGGGTGCGAGAGTACTTGGACCCCAACGCGTATGTTGCAATTGGTCCCTATTCTCGTGACAAGTGGAAGCACGCTAAACCTGGTGACATCCTCATCGATGATCGACCAGACAATATTGCTGATTGGATTACCAAAGGTAATGGATTTGGCATCTTGCACGATCTAAATGACGTCAAGTCTACGATCGACAGAGTACGTCTGCTGGTTGCGTAAAATGAAAAAGCCCTCCATCGAGAGGGCTTTTTCATGCGCTGAAGAATCAGTTATTAGGGAATGCCTGAGTTGGTGGCGTGAAGTTGGTTGTATAGAAAGCATATCCTACTGTAATCCTAACATCATCAAGATATCCAACCATGCCAGGATCGCTAGGAGTATACGCACCCACATATACTGTCGTGGCTGCTTGATTTGCAGTATCATTTGAACCAGGACTGCCAACTGATACACCGTTCACAAATAACTTTGTTGTTCCTGAAGCTCGAGTTACTGCAAGATGATACCACGTATTAGTGCTGGCCGCGCTGCCATTCACAATTGAAAATAGTCCGGTTTTTACAGTGGTAAAAAATGCATTTCCGCCACTAATTCCAATCCACCAGTCATCTGCCCCAATAATTCCAACTTGGGTGTTAGGTAAGCTAGTCAAGTACACCCATGTCTCAATGGTGTAGTCGCCAGTACCAAGGGCCAATCCTGCGCCTGAGACAGTCAGCTTGTCATTTGTGCTGAATAGTCCTGATGCCCCGCCGAATTTAGATTGAGCGGTGCTGATCTGTGAGCTTCCATTTACAGTGATTGTTTTCGGGACTGAGCTGTTGTCAGTAAACGTGGTAGAGGCGTTGGCACCATCCATATGCAACAAGAGCTGCACTTTTGAAAATGGATTAAAAAATCGGAATGGATTCATTAGCATCCTGTATTTATGCCGATCTCGTGATTAGGGCTGATTGCAGGTCACTTAAATACCTGATCCAATTTATACTGATCAGGATCCTATATGCTAAGCAAACTACTTTCATTTTTTGGTTTCAAATCTAAGAGCGATTTGCCCGCGGCAACAACTGTCAATCCATGCTCATCATGTAAAAATGTCTGTTCATTCTGTGAGCCCGCTGAAACCCCTGTTCCTGCTGCTCAAGTGATGCCAACAGTAGTTGAAATTGCCGCACCATCAACAGCGGCCGTACACTATAAGAGCGAAGAACCTCACGTTGTTGACGAAGAGCACGAAGCAAATGCTATGTTAGTGACCGTTGAACTTGCGGAGGAAGCCAAAACTCGGAAGGCTCCTGCTAAGAAAGCAGCAAAAAAGGCCCCAGCAGCCAAGGCGCCTGCAGTAAAAACAACAGCTAAGAAGGCACCCGCTAAGAAGGCGCCTGCAAAGAAAACTGAAGATAAGAAGCCACCGGCAAAAAAGACCACGAAGAAGTAAATAAATTCACTTCACTAAAGGGGTCCTAGGACCCCTTTTTTGTTATCCGCTTCAAATAAATAGGGTATCATCAATAGTGACCTAAGTTTACACCTTATTATTCAGAGTGTATAATGAAGTAAGGTCAGCGTGAAAAAGGATAATAAATGGAATATGACGTTGACCTAATTTTTGGTGTTAATCTGGGTGTTGAGTTTGTCCCTGCAATTCCTGAGGAAGACATTCCAAACACTCTAATTATTGACCTCTTTATAGTGAGGATATTGATCCAAATGGTGAACTGAGCCACTGAAATCAGCAATAGAGAACAAAAATGAGCATGCCTAAAATACTCAAACTCGATAGCCACGGACATCCAGTAGAATGGATTGAGTGGGAAAAAGCGGTGTACTATTACGCGACACAGAGCGTCCTCTGGGGCCTGGGTGAACCAGCCTTCATCGCGCGTGGTGGTCATAACCGCGTCACGGGCCAACAGAGTGTGATTACGCCTGCTTCTATTATTGCTGTTCGTGGTGACAATAAGAGCAAATACCGCAAGCGTTCGCTGAATGTTGGTGACAACAAGGATCTGTACGATCGTGACAGATACACGTGCGCGTACTGTGGTCACAAGTTCCCAGGTAACAAATTGTCCAAGGACCATATCATTCCTAGAGTTCAGGGTGGTAAGGATACGTGGACAAACTTGGTGACGTCATGCAAGCCATGCAACCAAAAGAAGGCCGACAGGACTCCTCAGGAAGCTGGCATGGAACTGCTGTATGTCCCATATATTCCATCTAAGGCAGAGCACCTTATTCTGTCCAATAGACACATCCTCATAGACCAGATGGAATTCTTGCTCTCCTTCGTTTCTGACGATTCTCCCTTGAAGAAAGAGTTGCAAGGTAACCATCCGCATCTAGTGCAATAAAAGGGGAAGCCTAGGCTTCCCTAGAACTTAAATGACAGAACTAGAACAAAAACAGCATCTCCTTTTCATCACCCAGAGAAGAAACACTCTCATTAGCGCGATCGCCAGTCCAGCGCTAACTTACCTGTTTCTGAATTTTATTGGTATCACAAATCCAATAACGTGGTGGTTGAGTTTTGCACTGATAACCACTGCCCTGCTGTGGACCTTCTTCTATATTTCCCTAATGCTGACAACTTACAGCATTTTTGGAAATACTACAGGCACAATTGAGGAAGATGATGATGAGACCTATGTGGCGGAAGTCAAGTTGGAAATTCACCAAATGCCGGAGCCGATGGGTCGATATCTTGACGCCAATATCTATGACTGGATTGACTTCAAGGTAGATGGTGAAATTCGTCGCGCCACGTTTGTTGGAGCTGTTGATATGAACAGGGGTTTCAACATGCCAACAGGCGGAATTCTGCTTCAACCAGGACTGATTTATCAGTTCAGTGATCAGGACATTGAGGCACTAAATACGTGCTCTCAAGTTGCTTAAGCAGTTTTTGCAACGCTCTCAATATGCTATAATTCAATCTTCGGTTGTTGATACCGCTGAGCTTGGTTATCAATTCAAATGAACCTAAGTACCGAAAGGTGTCAACCATTTGATTGAAGCTGCTATCGCTGGAGCCGTTAGGCTTTGAAGGTGGTATGTAGCAGGGTGAAAAACCCATTTCAATCACGAATTTGCCGTCGCGAAAGGACTGGATAGTTGCTAGTAAGAATAACTAGCTGGTTTGCCGTGGATAAGAAAACCGGATATGCGAGAGAACTCGATAGAGTACCAGCCGACTAAACTGGTGTAGGCAGAGTCCCCATTGTTCAGAGATGACAATGGATCAGGATCTTGCTGAAATTTCCGATCTCGACATTTGTCTCAACAACCGAAACCTTTTCTCTACTCGGGAGAGTAGAGAGAATCTCAAGAAGTAAAAGAAGTCGCACCCTAACGGGTAGCAACAGTTGTCATCCTCATGATGACGTTATTCGCTGCACACTTCGCAGCCGTTATAGGAGAAAAAGAATGAACCATTACGTCAAGACCATTGCCCCGTCAAAGCCTGGTAAGTCGAGCATCACGCCTCAGACCCAGCCAATCCCTGGTCGCGAAACAGAGATGAGCAAGAACAACGCAGGTGGTTTCACCTTCACGTTGGACATGTGGGGATATCTTGACCGATTCCTCATTCTTGGTTCTGACAAACCAACCTATTACGCGACTGCTCAGAAGCTGACAAAGGACGCTGCAAAGAACGTTTCACAATGCATCAAGAGCGATGGTCTCCGCACTGTTGCTCGCATCGTGGAAATTTCTGACGCAGGTCGTGCACCGAAGAACGATCCGGCTATTTTCGCTCTCGCCCTGTGCGCGATCGAGGGTAATGCAGAAACTGCAGCTGCGGCGTATGAAGCACTCCCGAAGGTTGCCCGCATCGGCACCCATCTGTTCCAGTTCGTGTCCGCACTAGACGCCATGGGCAAGTGGAACGCCGCAGCAAAGCGTGGTGTTGCTGCTTGGTACACCAGCAAGCGAGATGACCGCGCAGCGGTTCAGTTTTTGAAATATAGTCAGCGCGATGGATGGTCTCATCGAGACGTTCTTCGCCTTGCGCACGTGAAGCCGACGTCTGACGCGCAGGACGCCATGTTCCACTATGTGGCCAAGCAAGGCGTGAAGAAGGATGGGAAGGTTCTGCCACCCTTGTTTGAAGCAGTAGAAATGCTGAAGACTGCTGACGCGAAGACTGCGATCAAACTGATCGAAGCGCACAAGGACATCTCGTGGGAAATGATGCCTACAGAGCTGCAGCGAAATGTTGCGGTCTGGGAAGCCCTTCTCCCAAATATGGGCCTGAGCGCCATGGTGCGAAAGCTCGGTCAATTGACTGACGTTGGTCTCGTCAAGCCGCTGTCCGCTGGCTCCAAGCTGGTGATTCAGAAGTTGTCTGACGGAGAAGCGATCAAGAAGGCGCGTGTTCACCCAGCTTTTCTGTTGAATGCGTTCAAGCAGTATGGCGTTGGACACGGTGAAAAGGGTTCGCTGAAATGGACTCCTGATCAGCGCGTTCTCGACGCACTCAACGACGCATTCTATGATGCGTTCAACTACGTGCCATCCACTGGTGAAGGATACCTTTTTGGTATCGACATCTCTGGTTCCATGACGATGGGTGCTGTTGCTGGTTTGACATTGCTCAAGCCGTATGAAGCAGCCGCTGTAATGGCGATGGCTATCGCACGTCGCGAAAAGAACTACTACTTCGGTGGGTTCAGCCATACGTTCAAGGAACTGAAGATCAGCCCGACAATGCGTCTAGACGCAGCGTTGAAGGCTGTTCAAGGACCCTTCGGTTCAACTGACTGCTCTCTGCCAATGGTGTTTGCCAAGCAGCAGAAGATGTCTGGAGTAGATAAGTTCGTGGTCATCACTGACAACGAAACCTACGCTGGACGCATTCAACCAGTGGAAGCGCTGCGCGATTATCGTCGCACCTACAACAAGAATTCCAAGCTTGCTGTGATTGGCACTTCTGTGACGAACTTCACGATCGCAGATCCGAAGGATCCAGGAATGCTGGACATTGCAGGATTCGACTCCGCTGCACCGCAGTTGATTCAATCCTTCTAATCCTCCGAAAGGAGAATGAAAAGGGAGCCTAAGGCTCCCTTTTTTGTGCCTGAATAGTTACACAAATGTTACACTCTTTTCCACAGGCTGTGCTATAATAAAATCACCTGTCACAGGAGTTTTGCATGCGGAAATTTACCGAAAAGGAAATTGGGCTTGCTGAGACTGTTGTTGAGCGCTTTTCACCTCGCCTATTAAGTGGTCGAAAGGTGACCATCGAAAACTCCGAAGAGGAGGATGACACCCTCGAAATCAGCTACTACACGATACGGTGGATTGAAAAGGATGGGAAGGACATGTGCAAGCTGGATGTTTCCATCACCACATCCAGCTATAGTCGTGATGAACCTCCCGACACCGACATCGAAGAGTTAGGCGAATATCCCACGTTCTATGACGCACTCGTTGAGCTAATTGCGAGTGAGGTCCGTCTTCAGGTGGATAACTTCCTAGCCAACATCGACATTGATGAGATGGACGGTCCGCTCGAGGGTGAATTCGCATGAGCACTCTCATCGGTGAGATGGTGGAGATTCTGAACCGAAAGCCAGAATCTGCGGCTGTCATAGGCTTGACAACAAAGGAGCGGCGTGCTTATGGCAACGCCATCCTCGCGAACCTCATGGAAGCTCGTCGATATCACCTGAGCAGTAGAACTGCGCAGATGGCAAGCACGCTCATGTTTGAGGCCAAGAACATTGATGCCATGATATCCTTGGCACGACCCCCATTTGGCGCCATCTGGATGGAATGGAATCTCACCGATCAGATGACAGCAATGGGGCAGGCACCAGCAGAAGACGCCCCAATCAGGATTGGTGTTCTAGTGACACAGCCTGAATCAGCTGGCCCCAATCACCGCGTCCTCATCACCTTGATCATCAAGATGGATGATGGAAAAGGGGTCGTAATCAGTCCAATCAGTTTGGTGTTTGACCCTGATAAGCCGCTTGACAAATCAGTCGCGTGGTTGAGCAATCACCGAAAACTCATTGCCGCCTGCAGCACGAAATTCCAGCGCATGATCCCTCCCGGATGGACGGGTGCTGAACCATCCATTGCTGACTTCGTGAATATCATGGACACGATCATGGTGGGTGGGGAGGCTGATTTGACAGGGAGACCTGTGACTGCCCAGCAGCAGACACTTATCGATCATGCGTCATGGACATTTACGCCATGGTTCTCTGACCCCTACCAACGTGTGCTTATTCATAGGAGCGGGGGAGAGCGTGAGATGGTACTGGCAATGTCTGTGATTGGTGAACGACTTGTTGAGAGCGCTGGTTTGCTGAGATTCGTCATAGGCGCTCTCGTCCTCCTTAATTCGCAGAAGTTCATCACCAAAACTGTCGTGAAGCCAACGGACAAGAAACCAGCACCGGAGGCATATCGCCCAAACAAGAAATCCCCAGTTTATGAGTTCGTGGAATTCAGTGTCCCGCACAAAGTGGTGATCAGGGACATTATCGAGGATGCCACAGAGCATGAACCCGGTCACAAAAAGGCGCAGCACGAGGTGAGTGCGCACTGGGTCACTAGCCATCGTGCTGGAGACCCCAACTGCGACCACAATTATGAAAAGCGCGGAGAGAACAGCTGGATTTGTTTAGCCTGCGGAGCGAAAAGATGGAGACGAAAAGATCATCTGCGCGGTGACCCAGCACTGGGCGTTATCGCGAAGAAGGAAAGATTGGTGCTGGTTTGAACTGAGGACATACTATGCAAATAAATGAACAAGGCCGAATCATCCCTTCAGAGCAGGATACGTGGGCACTCCTAATTCGCTGGGTAACTGACCAACGAGTGGTGTCAGTTGGCCCTTACGCTGGCCTTGCTGGATTCCGTCGAGCGCAGCAAGACAAGGAAACGTGGGAGAACGATCCTGATGTCCGCACGCTGCTAGTCCGCATGATGCCACCCGCTTGTTTCGAGGATGCGTACGCAGTTGGTGGCGACGCATTCTTTGGATACTCCGCGAACATGAGACACCGCCGAACAAATACTTATCGAAATCCTTTCATGACATCGGAGGAAAGATGATCCCTCCTGTTGGTGCAGTCATTTCAATCAACAGTAGTAGCGCACGCCGTCTCCTAGTAGTGGACAGTGATCCACTAACGGGAACGTTCAGAACTGTTTGGTGGACACATGTTGGGTTGATTGGAAAGGAAAAGGGAAATTCCGTTTCGACACGCGGGATGCTCCCCAAAACCAATCCTAACCATCAGACATGGCGCGTTTCACCAGCTCATGGCGATCTTGCGCCTGATACCATTACTCCCGAGGATGTTACGATCTATGGTGACGCCGAAATAGTAAAGGTTCAGCACGTCACCTACTACGTAAAAGGTGGAGCCCGAGCCAGGAGAATCCCATGACGATTAGTTTGTCAGTCATAATGACTGCGATAGTCACGTGGATAGTCGCATCACATGTGACTGAGAGGCGGGTTAGAAGTACAATTCTCACAGAGGATAATATCAGGCGCCGGCGCCAGCTCGAGCGAGCTCGAGAACGATTATCGCTCATAGAGGAGAAACTTATCGCAACTAGATTGCGAGCTGAGACCTTTTGGAATGATCCAGAAGAACTGCATGATCTGCTGGATACTCTGATGGGAGTAATGAGGGAGAGGACGCAAGCTCAGGAAGATGTGCGAATTGCGGAGATTGCTGTAGAAACATTTGCCGAAATTCTTTTGGAGAAAAACTGATGGCTAAGAGCATGAATGTGAGTGACAAAGTGCAGGGTGTGGCTGACGAAACGGCCGACCTTGGTATGGGGGTGGACGACCCCACGGACGCGAAGGCATGGCACGAAAAGCTGTGGGCATTGATCATGGACTGGGAAACGGCACGCCGCGCCCCAGACACGCGCCTTGCCGCCGGCGAGCTAATGAATGATGACTTCATTGAAGCTGTGACAGCGGCAGCCCAGGCCATCGACGCGCATGTTCTCGGTCCGCGCACTGCGGACGTGCCAGTTGATGACGGCCCGGTCATGCGGCGCGGGACGAAGGGTGATGGAACCCCGTGGATGGGGACGATGCGCGAATGTCTAGAGGATGCGCGGGAAGCGGCTCGCGTCGAGTCCTCTCTTGGCGATGAGGCCCGTGCAGAGGTCAAGCGCCTGCGCGAACTGCTCGCCGCCCATGGCGTGAAAGCGTGCTGGTGTGCGAAATGCAACCCCGGTGAGGTCCGCATGTTCGTGTGCCCTGACTGCGGCTGCAAACGCTGTCCGCGAGCGGAGAGCCACGAATCCGCCTGCACCGGGAAGCTGGTCCCTGCGGACACGCCGAGCGGGGTAACGCACACCTGCTCAGGCTGCGAGGAAAACCGGGCACGGCTGCGGGCCATCTGGTCCGATGAACAAAAGCCGCCTCCACATTAGCGTCGGCTTGCGTCTAAAGCACACTTCTGAGGTCTTCAGAGGACCCCAGAGGTGTTGTTGCATTTGTAATAATAGCAACAACATCAATCAAATTGAGGTGACCTGGGCCTCATTCTGATTTGTTTCAAGTTTTATTGTTGCGCTGTTGGGCGTACAATAGCTCATGAAACGATTTCACATGATCAGCGCAGTGTCAATGAATGGAATCATTGGTGACTCACACACCAATACAATTCCATGGTACTTGCCTGCTGACTTGAAGCACTTCAAGGAAATCACCACCAATGGCACAGTGGTGATGGGTGCAAAAACTTACAACAGTCTGGGTCGTAATCTCCCGAAGCGACGCAATGTCGTTATCACCCGAGGACACACGCCCCTCATTGCCAATCCTGACGCCACTTATCCCAGCATAGAAGATGTTCTTCGAAATGAGCATGAGGACTTCTTCATCATCGGCGGTCAGCACATTTATGGCGAGTCTCTTCGCCTCCATCCCCACACGCTCTATATTACCATCGTGAATATTGATGGTGACGGTGATGTTCGTTTTCCAGTTGACGGTCGCCGCTTTACTCAGGACGAAGTTAATGTGAGCGACACTCTCAAGTACAATTGTACAAGACGCTCAGAATGGTTCGAGGAAAACGGAATCAAATATCAATTCACCAAGTTCACAAAATTTGGTGCATGAAAGAGGGGGTTGCTAATACGAAGTAATTAAAAGTAACCTCGTTTTCGCCCCAACGTTACATTTACCTGATCACTCGACGTTAAATACGTCAAACAACCCCCTAGTGCTTTTAAGGAGCAACACATGAAGTTCAGCGATAAATTCAAGTCTTCTTTCGAAAGGAAGTTCGCTGCTGGCGAGGAAATGTCCCTCATGGAATACCTCGACCTCTGCAAGAGCACACCACTCGCATACGCGACTGCGGCTGAGCGTATGCTTGCCGCCATCGGTGAGCCCGAGGTTATTGACACTGTGTCTGTCCCCCGCCTGTCTCGCATCTTCAGCAACAAGAAGATCCGCGTTTACAGTGCGTTCAAGGACTTCTTCGGTGCTGAAGCAGCGATCGAGCGGGTCGTCGCTTACTTCCGCCATAATGCCCAAGGTCTGGAAGAATCCAAGCAGATTCTGTATCTGAAGGGTCCTGTTGGCGGCGGCAAATCCTCTCTGGTCGAACGCATCAAGAGCCTGATGCAAGTTCACCCCATCTACGTGCTCAAGGATCCCAATGAAAAGAATCCTGAGCTGCAGATCAGCCCTCTCTATGAGTCGCCTCTCACCCTCTTCAACGCTGCTGATCACGGCGCTGAACTCGAGACTGAGTATGGCATCCCCATCCGCTACCTCAACACTGTGCCGAGCGGCTGGGCACAGGAGAAGCTGAAGGAATTCGGCGGTGACGTGACGAAGTTCCAAGTTGTTCGCATTTATCCGAACAAGGACTCGCAGATCGGCATCATGAAGGTGGAGCCGGGCGATGAGAACAACCAAGACGTATCGGTACTGGTTGGAAAAACGGATATCCGCAAGCTGGAGCAGTATCCGCAAAATCACCCCTATAGCTACAGCTATTCGGGCGGCCTGAACCGTACTACTCAGGGTGTCATGGATTTCGCCGAAATGTTCAAGGCGAACATCAAGACCCTCAACCCGCTGCTGATGGCGACGCAAGATCGCAACTATAACGGTACTGAAAACGTTCCTGCCATGCCTTATCAAGGTGTGATCGTTGCGCACTCGAACGAAGCAGAATGGTTCTCCTTCCGCAACAACAAGACAAACGAAGCGTTCCTGGATCGTGTCTACATCGTCGATGTTCCTTATTGCCTGCGCGTCGATGAGGAAGTCGAAATCTACAAGAAGATGCTGAAGTCGTCCAGCCTTGCGAATGCGCCCACCGCACCGCACACGCTGAACACTCTGGCTGAATTCATGGTCTTGACCCGTCTGCGTGACCCTGACAATTCCACCATTTACGCCAAAATGAAGGTGTACAACGGCGAGAATGTCAAGGACACCATGACGATGGCAAAACCGATCGACGAGTATCAGGAAGCTGCAGGCAAGGACGAAGGTATGACCGGTCTGTCCACCCGCTTCGGCTTCAAGATCCTGTCTGAGACGTTCAATATGCGGCCTGAAGAACTGCAAGCCAATCCTATCGATCTCATGTATGTGCTGGAAGAAGCGCTCAAGCGTGAACACCTGCCTTCTGAGAAGATGGAAGCGTACATGGATCACCTGAAGACCTGGTCGCAGCCGCGCTACCTTGAGTACGTTGACAAGGAACTCCGCACTGCGTATCTGGAGTCCTACAGCGAGTATGGTCAGACTCTGTTCGAACAATACTGCCTGTTCGCAGAGGCTTGGCTGGATGATAACGGTGTCCGTGATCCGGAAACCCACGTCATGCTGGATCGTGAGAAGCTGAATTCGAAGCTGGAAGCCATCGAAAAGCCGGCTGGTATCCCCAACGTGAAGGACTTCCGCAACGACATCGTCAAGTACGTGTTGCGCTACAAGGCCAATAACAAGGGCGATATGCCGCGCTGGAATCAGTACGAGAAGATCAAAACGGTGATCGAGAAGCGCATGTTCACTGCAACGCAAGACATTATGCCGATCGTCAACTTCGCGCCCAAGTCTAGCTCTGAAGAGCAGAAGAAGCACGACGACTTCGTCGCACGCATGAAGACCAAGGGTTACACCGACCGTCAGATTCGTACGATGGTGGAATGGTGGTCCAACAATCGGCGCGCAGCCTAACCTAGTGATGAGAGAGCAATGATAGCAGGTCTGGAAGTACTAGCACTTTTGATTGCAGTGGCCCTCCAATTCTGGCCACAGCTACTAGGACTATGCTTCATTGCTCTTGCCTACTGGCTTGGAAGATACAAAGTCAGCATTAATATCACAAGGAGGAAGTAATGCCGTTCATTTACGTCGATCGACGCAAGGCGGGAAGAGGGAAGTCTACTCCAAACCGTCAGAAATTGATGAAGCGAATTCGCAGCTTCATTAAGCAATCTTCGCCTACAACAATTGGTAGTTCAACTGTCGCTGGCTCTAACACGCCATCCTACAGCAACCCAGTTCGTGTTGCCGGAAATGCGTTGGAAGAACCCCGCTTTGCTTATGCAAAGGGCGGTGTAAACACGATGGTCGTCAATGGCAACCCCAAATATAATCGTGGGGATGAAATTGACATGGCCGGTGAGGAACAAGGTCGTGGCAAGGGTCAAGGCGGTCCTGGCGATTCTGGAGAAGATGACTTCATTGTCAATATCGCAGGCGATGAATTCTTGGATTTGTTCTTTGAGGACTGCGAACTTCCTAATCTCACCAACGAAAAGGTGACTGAGAAACTTGACAACAAGCGCAGTCATGCTGGCTTTTCCACTCAAGGCAATCCTGCTCAACTCAGCATTATTCGCACGTACAAGCAGTCGCTTGGTCGTCGGAAGGCACTGACCGGTCCTTATCGTCAGGAAAAGGAAGAGGTTGAGACGAGGATGAAGTTGATTTTGGAGTGTGTTGCTGACAATCCGAAACCAGAAACCGAGAAGCTGTTGCATGAAGAGTTCGACAAGCTTGAAGCAAGACTGATTGAGCTGAATCGCAAAATTGGTCATATCGCTGCGTTTGACAAGGTTGATCTAAGGTATCGCAAACATGAACACAAGCCACTGATGACAGTGCAAGCGGTGTTGTTCATGGTTATGGATATCTCTGGTTCAATGGATCAGGAAAAGAAGACCATCGCACGCCGCTGGTTTGCGCTGCTTTACGCCTTCATCAAGCGTCGCTACTCAACGTGTGATCTTGTTTTCGTCGCGCACACTGAAGAAGCACTCGAGATGAGTGAGAATGATTTCTTCAGCACGCGAATCAATGGTGGGACAATGGTTTCGCCAGCGCTGAAGATGGTGTGCGACATCATCAATGATCGCTACGATCCCACGCAGACAAACATCTACGTGTCGCACGCATCTGATGGTGACAATTGGGATTCTGACACTGACGCGACCGTTGAACAAATGGACCACGTAATGGCGAAGGTCCAACACTTCAGCTATGTCGAAGTTGGAGTGCCATGGGGTTATGGTATGTATGGTGCGCCAGCATCTGCAACGTCAGACACGGTTCTTTGGAATGCGTATGAGCAAGTTCAAGACAGTGTCTCCATCGATCGTATCTCTATGTCGCAAATCCAAACGCCAGACAAGTGCTACGAAGTGTTCAAAAAGATTTTCAGGAAATAACCAATGACGAGACTCGCCGAACCTATCATCACGTCTCGCACTGACTGGACGGAAGATCTCCTGCATGAGGTCTTCAAGCATATCGAAGATATCGCAATCAACGATATGCGTCTAGATGTGTATCCTAATCAGATCGAAGTTATTAGCGCCGAGCAAATGATCGACGCCTACTCCTCTGTCGGTCTACCAGTGCACTACAACCATTGGTCATTCGGCAAGGGGTTCATGGAGGACATGCAAAAATACCAATCCGGTAAAATGGGTTTGGCGTATGAGATCGTTATCAATAGCGATCCCTGCATCTCTTACTTGATGGAAGAAAATCCGGCAATCACTCAAGCGCTCGTGATTGCCCATGCTGCCTTCGGTCACAACTACGTCTTCAAGAACAATTACATGTTCAAGGAATGGACGCAGGCGGGATCTATCATTGACTACATGATCTTCGCCAAGAATTATGTTCGTCAATGCGAAGAGCGATATGGTGAAGATGAGGTTGAGAGGGTGCTTGATGCAGCTCATGCTCTCGCCTCTCATGGCGTCGACAAGCGGAAGCGGAAGTATTCAAAGCCGCTGAGCGAGGAAGCTCGCATGGAACAAGTCCTCAAGCAATTTGAGGATGAGCAGAAAAATCTGGACATTGTCATGAAGAAGATGTCCCTCCATGATCCTGATGAAATCAACAAGAAGCCTGATCAGGATCGTGTGAGCGATGAAGAGAACCTGCTCTATTTCATTGAGAAGAACGCGCCAAATCTGGAAAAATGGAAGCGTGAACTGATTCGGATTGTGTACAAGATTCAGCAGTACTTCTATCCACAAGGACAGACCAAGACGCTGAATGAAGGCTTCGCCACCTTCACACACTACTACATCATGAATGAGCTGGAAGCACGAGGCGTTATCTCCTCAGATGCTCAGATTGCGTGGCTGCATCTGCACTCGAACGTGATTTACCAGGGTGAAATGACGAACAGCTTTAACCCTTACGCCCTGGGTTTTGCAATCTTCCAAGACATCAAGCGTATTTGCGAAGGTGGCGAATGGATCGTTCGGCAAGGTGAAAGGGTATGGGATCCTATCACTGATGAAGACCGTGAATGGTTCCCTCAACTGATCGGCATGGACTGGCGTGATGCTGTGAAGGAGGCTGCCTCTGAGTATCGCGACGAGAGTTTCATTCAGCAGTATCTGAGCCCCCGTCTAATTCGCAAATGGCGCATGTTTGCAATCCACACAGATGGGAAACATGGAGTTGTTGAAGAAGTCTCAGATGATGTTGGATATCGTAATATCCGCAGCGCCTTGGCAGCTCAGTACAACACCGTCAACTACATTCCGGAAATTAGCGTCCGCGCAGCGTCGATGAAGAAGGATCGTAAGCTGACGCTGGAGTACAAGCCCTTCAACAGCCGCACCCTTTATGACGATTACGCGCGCAAGGTGATGAAGCACACTCATTACCTGTGGGGATACCCTGTCGAGATGGTCCAGCTGGACGGAAAGCAAGAACGCGTTTTGTACCAGGAAAGCTAATGCAAGTTGAATTCAAACCTGATCCCCAGTTTGACGATCGCCTCGAAGCAATAATTGTTGATGAAGTCGAAGGACCAATTTGCCTGGGCTACATCCAACAGGCTCCTATCTGCTTCATTCCCTATGAGGACGTGTGGTTCGACGCGGATGAATTGATTCAAATTGGGATGAAAATCCAAGAGATGGAACAAACCCACTCTTGAAGTAAGTTTACATTCTACCCCATAAGGGGTAGAATGTCATGAAGGTCGCACTTAGACGACCAAGGAATAATTAGAATGCTGAAAAAACTAAACTACGACAACAGCACGAAAAAGTATTGGATGGAATTGACTGAGGAGGAGCTTCAGCTCATTGCATCCCTAAACTGCTTAATTCGCTTGGGCAGTGGAAGTGAGTACTCAGATGCAGCTCTCACCCTTGCTGAAGGTATTGCTGAATTAAAGGGTGATGATTATGATCTCGACGCCCTGTCCGCGGTAAACCCCTCGTTCACCGTCTGCGACGACTCTGACAATCCTCTGATTACGATTGAACCTCTCGCGAACCTCATCATTGAGGTGTAAGCGTGAAGGACATCTATATCGTAGAAGGCTTGGACAGGCTTGGTAAGGGAACCCTGATTCAGGGAATCCAGAATCAATTTGGTTTTTACCAAGTTATTCACTTCTCCAAACCGCAGGTACTCGACAAGTATCGAGTAGAGTCGTCAACTGCAACTGGAGTTGCCTACGGTGACTTCCGCGCTGACGTGTTGTATCGTTATCAACGCGATTCATTCAAGAATATGTTTCGCATGATGATGAGCAATGTCCCAAGTGTGAAGATCATTTTCGATCGCGCACATCTTGGTGAAGCAGTGTATTCCAACATGTATCGAGGATATGATGGCAATTATGTCTTCGACATTGAGCGGGAATATGCAGCTGACATGGCGTTCAATGTTCGTCTCATACTCCTTACTGAAGCTTTTGAGACATCAAAGCACTTCGTTGAGGATGGTGAAAGCTTTGATCCCACTAAACGCGAAGAAGAACAAATGCTGTTCTTGAACGCATTCGCTAAATCCATCATTCCTGATAAGCGAATCATCTGCGTGACTGATAAAAGCACCGGTCAGTTCCGCAATAAGCAAGAAATTCTACAAGAAGCTATTAGCAAATGATCAAAGACGCGG